CGGTTGCTCCTCGCTTACCTCTGTCGATCTTTCCTCCTTCGACACTAGCAGCGTGACCAATATATCTGGCATGTTCCGTGGCTGCTCCTCGCTTACGTCTGTCGATCTCTCGTCTTTCGACACTAGCAGCGTGACCAATATGAGTAACATGTTCTACGGTTGCTCCTCGCTCACCTCTGTCGATCTCTCCTCCTTCAACACTAGCAGCGTGATCAATATGCGAAATATGTTCAGAGGAATGTCGTCGTCTTCTCAAGCTACTATAACGGGCATTGAAGACTTCGATATAACATCTCTGTTAAGAAATCGTTTAAGCAGTTTTCTTGACAGCAGCAGCCTTTCGACAACTGTTTACGATGAGTTGCTGGTCAACTGGGAAGGTCAGACTGGGTACAATAACCAGAACCCTAATTTCGGCTCATCTACATACACCGCTGGTAGTGCAGCGGCCACCGCAAGAGCTGCTTTAATTACTGCTGGATGGAGTATAACAGATGGTGGAACAGCATAGAATCATGAAAATCCTACTCATATCATTAGCATTTCTAGGAACCGTTCTAAGCGCAGCAGACCTGCGTTTGGAATGGCAGGACAACTCGGACAACGAGGATGGCTTTGAGATTTGGCGGAAGCAAAATGGTGGCGAGTGGTTACTTATTGCTGCGACAAATGCGGATGTCGAAAAATTTACCGATGGCGTGATTCCCATCGGAGTGACGCTATCTTATCGGGTCCGAGCTTGGAATCAATTCGGCGAATCGGACTGGACTAACATCGTTAGTATTAAAACATATCCTCCAGTCGCCCCTACTAACTTGAAGGGTGCAGCAATTAAGAGCAAAGAGGTGAGCTTTTCTTCACCAAACGGTGATTCACCGAACGGTGATTCATCAAAACTCGAGGTCAGGATTAGAACATACAGGGACAGTCTGGGGCGAATTGTCATATCGAGGTCATGAAGGATGAGCAGCGAGTTAATAGCAATGCTAGGCGGCGGCGTGACGGGATTCGTCATGAAGCTGATCTCGGCTCAAATGTCTATACAGGCAAAGGCGATAGACAACATGATCAATCGCCAGAAGCTTTCCGACGACTCAGCGGATCGGGCAGCCAAACGCGACGGCTCTGGCGGTGCTTGGATTCGTCGGCTTATCGCTATTTGCATTCTATTCTCGATGATCTTCGCGCCGTTTGTCATGGCCTTCTTCGATATTCCGGTGACGGTCGAAAAATCCAAGGGCGGCATTCTCAGCTTTCTGGGTTTTGGTCTGAATGGCTGGAAAAATCTAGAGGGCTTCGTTCTCCTTCCCGAGGTTCGTCAGGGGATGCTTGCCATCCTTGGATTCTATTTCGGAAGTTCACAAGTTAAGTAAGATGGAACAACATTTTGTAAAATCTCTCTATTCGGCAGCGTTAGGACTAATTGGATCATTCACATCGATCACAAGCGTGAGCGAAATTCTGACGGTCCTCGGGGCCGTTGTGTCGATCTGTTCGGGATGCTTGGCAAGTTACCATTTGATGCTGGGAATACGCATCCGCAAGCGGGACATCAAAGAAAGGGAGAACAACTAGTGGCTAAGGCGAAAGTAGAAGTAAAGGTTCCTGAAAAGATTTTAATAGAGATTGAAGAGGAGCTTTTTAAGCTGGGAGACCCAAAGTGGGTTTTCGCACGATATCAGGCTGCCGCAAAAGAGGCTATGAAGCCAGTATTTAACCAGGTTTTCGCGACCGCTCCGAAAGACACCGGAAATCTTAAAAAGGCAATAACTCTCAACAGTAGACGAAGTCGCAAAAAAAAGGGAGTTTCCAGCGCCCGTGTAGGTGTTGGCTCTAAACAGATTTTTGTAAGACTAAACAAAAGCGGAAAGCCTGAATTGTATAGACCTGCTGACATCATAAATGCAATTGAGTATTCAAAGTCTGGAAAAGCTGGAACCGGATGGATGAGTCGAGCACAAAAAGAGAAAGCAAAACCTCGGGAACTTGAACAAAGAATTAGATCGTTTATCAATGTCGCTATAAAGAAAAGAACTAAGTTTTTAATAAACAAAAGAAAAAAGGCTAAAGCAAAATGATAACTGATTTAAGGTCTTACATATTAGCTGATTCTTCCATATCGGATGAAATAGGAACTAGACTATTTCCAGAAATAGCTCATAACATAACGGCAGACGATCCGTATGCAATATATACGGTTTTTAGTAGTAACACTGTCGATTGTCACTCAGACTCTGGGATTCTGCACGAAGACCTTATAGAAGTGAGTGTCCACGCATCAACGGTTACTAAAGTTTATGAACTAGCCGAGTTGTTTAGAACCAGACTAAGCAACAAAAGAGTTGCCTTGGGACCATATGACGCTTATATAAAGTGGTCCTCATTCAACACAAATTATTCAGACAACGATGAAATTTTTTCAGGGTCAATAACCCTGGATATAACCTGGAGCTAAGGGCTCCTCTAAAAACAACAACCTAAACAATAAAAAAACATGGCTAAATATGCAGCAAACGGAGCCACTATCTCGATCAACACACATGGATCGGATGACTCTCTATATAGTGGCGATAATGCAGAGACTATCTCAAATGTTGTTTCGTTCGGGGTTCCTTCAGACTCTAGCGACGAAATCGACGTTTCGGATCACTCTTCAAACCGACGTGTATACGTTAATGGACTCATAGACAGTGATGATATGACTATCGAACTGATTTACGATCCAGAAGATACTGGTCAAGGGTATCTTCGCGATTATGTTGGTTCTACCGAAAAAGAGTTTATAATTACTCTTAGCGGTCCATCGGCCAGCAATATTCATACCTTCGACGCCTTGGTTAAAAGCTTTAGCATCGATCTTCCAGCTGATGGAGCGATCACGGCTACGGCGACAATCAAGCGTGTTGGTAACGACGCATTGACCCCATAGTAACTCCTAGCCGACCATGAAAGAGCAAACTATTAAAGTTAAAATCAACGGAAAGAATCGCGAAGTCTATGCTGGCAATGCGGCTCTTTTACGTTTTCGTCGTTCTGGGGGAGATATGGCGTTAATTTCTTCGGCAACCGGAGAGGATAATAACGAGCTATTTGATTCCCTAGACGCAATCACAAAACTAATTTGCGTTAACCTAGTTGAGAATGACTTAACCCCAGAGGAAGTTGCCAACGGGGTAGAGTCTATGCCTGAACTATTTAACGCCGCAGGAGTCCTGCTTAATCAAGTTCCTTGGTTGGTCGGCTCCAGTAAAGAACAAGAATAATACGGGCTCCGATGACGCAGGGCGATTACGATAAAGCATTGCTAGATGATTTTGCATTTGCTGTAGTCGCCTTGCGTTTAAGGCCTGACGATTTCTGGTCAATGAGTCGCGGGGAATATCTGGCATGCGTAAACATGTGGCGACGACTCAATGGCCAGGAAGTGGAAAATACTAATAATCAAGAACGAGTAGACTCGTTCTCTAAATACTTGCAAGGCACCTTTGGGGGCAAATTAAGAAAAAATAATCATGGCTAAAAGTGATCTAAGCTCAGTATATATCGAGGTCGTCGTAAATGCAGACGGTGTTGTTAAGCCTATGAGTGCTGCTCAGAAGGCTTTTTTCAATTTCCGCAAAGAAACGTCAAGACACAAGGGCCTAGGCAAATCGATAGCAGGTCAAATGACCAAAATGGCTGGAGGAATTTTTGCAGTACATAAGGCCGTTAGTCTCTTGTCGTCAGCCGCTAGGCAAATGTTTACAGACCTTAGCACATTCCAGCGAATGTCTGTAGAACTTAAGGTGGCCACTGGATCTGCGGAGAACGCCGAAGCAGCTTTCTCAATGATCCAGGACACGGCCAAAAGGCTTCCATCATCGATTCAGGATATCACAGAAGGCTTTGTTCGACTCAAGAACATGGGCCTTGATGCCAGCCAAAATTCACTAATTTCTTTCTCCAATACGGCTGCCGCTATGGGGAAATCCCTTAAGCAATTTGTGGAAGCTGTTGCGGATGCTAATACGCGAGAGTTTGAGCGGTTAAAAGAATTTGGTATCCTTGCGAGGAACCAAGGGGAAACCATTCGGGTAACATTCAGGGGGGTAACAAAAGATATAGAAAATTCAAGCAATGCTATTGTCGGATACCTTACTGATATAGGAGATCAAGAATTTGCTGGGGCTGCGACTGAACAGATTAATACACTTTCAAGCCGAGTAACCAAACTTAAGGATGCCTTATTTGCACTAAACATATCTCTTGGAAAGACAGAGGCTGGTGCAATTGGGGAATTTATGGGTTCCGTAACCGAGGGAATTGAAGATTTTGTTGATGAGCATGAACTTGCTAAGTTTGGCGCCCGACTAACTAAGGTAATGAAGATTGACGGGCCTGGGGGGGCATTTATGGGTCCCGCGGTCATGTCTATGGAAAGAATTCCCAAGACAGCAGAAGAAGTTAAAAAGATTTTTGAAAGCCTTAAGCAGTCTGAACTAAAGGTTGCCGAAGCATATATTGAACAAGAAAAGAAGTTGCTTATAGCCAGAATAGCTTCCGGCGAACTTAGCAAAACTCAGGCTAATACAGATTCTGTTCGATTCGACACTATGAGGGCTGCTCTTGATACAGCCAAGGAAACCTTAAATATAAAAGACGAAGAAGCAAAAAAGACCCTGGGTATAACAAGAAATGAAGAAGATGCAGTTGAACTAAAGAAACAAAATAAAAACATAGACGAGGCTCTCGCTGCATTTAGCAGAAATAGAAGAATTGAGGTATATAAACAGCTTGGTCTTGAAAAAGCTCTTTTAACAGAGAGAGACACATCTGTTCAAAAGCTAAAAGAAGCTGAGGCTTCTTTAGATACTATGAGGACTGGTCGTCAAGACCAGCAGCAAGTAGAGGCCGCCACAAAAAGAGTTATAGAGCTTAGGACTGAAGTGTTTCAACTCGAGGACTCTATTAGATCTATAAGGCAGCAATCGGCTGATGAACTTGCAAGAGAAGCCCAGGCAGTAGAGAAGGCACTAGCAAAAGAGAAGGAAGCAAAAGATAAGTTAATAGCCGAAACCAATAGGCTAGGCGGAATTGATGCGGTAAGATCTAAATCCTTGTTGAGGATGACCATAAATCAGGCCGTAGAAACAAAGAAGGGGCTAGAGCTTCAAGCCGCTTTAGAGGCTCGTCTCAAGTTGCAAAATCTTGAACTAATAAAAGCAGAACATTTATGGGAAGAAGCATGGAATGCGGAACTTGTTGAAGAGGCTGAAGATGCTATAATTTCTGCCAAGGCAGCAATCCGTCAAACCGAGGAAGCCATCAAAGACGCAAAGATAAATAGGTTTGGCGAGGAACTTCAGAAATTATTTGACGACATAAAGGTAGGTATTGCTGATGCCATTGTTGAAGGAGAAAACTTTAAGGGAGTTCTGGAATCTATACTAAAGCAGATTGCAAAAACTCAAATTATTGGAGCGTTAACAGGACTTTTCCCGGGTCTTGGAACTCCACCAAAACAGGCGTTCAAGGGAGGTCCGGTAACAGCGAACAGGCCATTCATAGTTGGTGAGCGTGGCCCAGAGCTTTTTGTTCCTTCTAACAGTGGGTCCATAACTCCTAATCATAGGACAGGTGGGGGAACCAGAAGCGTAAACGTAGTAAACAATTTTTCTATCGATGGCGGGGACAAGCGAGAAATGCAGCAAATGATTGCATCCTCGGTATCTGCTTCGGTGAGTTTAGCAGTAAATAAAATGCAAGATAACAAAAGAAGGGGAATCAGATAATGCCTACCATACCAGTATCCAATGCTCTTTATACGGGACCGCAGTTTAGCTCGTTTAACATAACTAGGACTAAAAGCACTCCTACTACTGTCAGCCCCTTTTCGGGAGACTTGCAGGTATATGAATGGGTCGGCTCGGAAAAGTTTCAGTGGACCGGACAACTGCCACCAGTAAGCTCAATAAGCGACAAGGAAGATTGGATAGAGTTTTTGTTAGACATGGAGGGAATGAGTGAAACATTTACATTTGACCTGAACTCGGTAACTAACAAACTGCATAAATACGCTCCACTTCCATCAAGCACCAGCCACACTCTACCCACTACCTGGAGGCTTGCTGAACCGATTGTAGGCTGGACAATAGATATTAACGGTTTCCTAGTAGGCGTTCAAATAAAAGCAATAGAACCTTAAAACTATGTCTCGGAACTTAGAGTCAACCATGAGCTCAAACTTGGCTTCTACGGTGGTTAAGCCAGCATTCTTTGTAAAATTTGAATTCGATTATACTACCACTCCTGGAGATAGTGATTTGCGATTATGGACGGGTTCTGGAACAATATCATATAATTCTGAAAATTATATAGGCTTGGGGAATCTAGTAAGCCTAGAGATGCCAGCGGAAAGCCAAGATGGGTCTGCACAGGCGGTAACATTTACTCTATCTGGATTGCCTTCGACAAATATAAGCCTTGCCATGACCGAGCAATATCAGAACAGGCCAGTAACCTGCTGGTTTGCCACCATGTCAAATGCAACGACAATTAGCGGCACTCCGTACAAGATATTTGAAGGACTTATCGACGTAATGGAGGTTTCGGACAATGGTAAGACCGCTTCAATATCCGTTAAGACAGAAGGTTTTGCTTATGGAGTGGGGCCATCTTCAGCTAGAAGGACCGAGCAGGACCAGAAAGAAAGATATCCTGGAACTGGACAATATGATCCAGCCGATAGATCGCTTCGTTTTGTTGCCGACCTGGCTGAGAAGGAGTTTCGTTGGGGACTGGCCGACTGATGTTTGACTGGTCAAAAAATTGTGCTCACCAAGCAATCGACTTATTTGAGTCAATAAAAGGAGTGAGTTTGGGAGATGAATTTCGTGATATAGATAATCCATATAAGGCTGCTAGGTTAATTCGTCCTTACGGATCTATATCGGCTTTCCTTGAATCAATTCCTTACCTAGATCAAGTAGAAGTAAGGAAAGCCCAAATAGGCGATCTGATGGTCTTTGAGTGGGGTAGTGGTATTCTTCATTTTTCTCTAGCTATAAATTCAGACGGCATAACATCCATTGGCCCATCTTCCAGCGGAAACCTATTCTTTAAAACTTTAGAAGCTAAACACGCATTTAAGATATGGCAGACCCAATAAGCACTTTTCTAGTAAAAAAACTAGCTTTCACAAAACTTGCAGCTACCATAACGGCTCACGTTATAGTGGCTGCTGGATCAATGGTGGGTGCTAACCTATTAGCTCCTAAAAATAGATTTGGACAAACCAATGATCGAAACTCTCTAACGGTTCGCGGAGCAAATAGCAGAGGAGCCACAACCTCTAGACAGTATATATATGGTCAAGTTAAAGTTGGTGGAACTATTGTTTATATGGGCACAAGCGATGACGACCCAAATGACAATAGATATCTTCACATGGTCCTGGTACATTGTGATCATGAAACCGAGGAGCTTGGCGATCTGTATGTTAATGGGGAAGTAGTTAATTTTTCCGCATACAGCAGTGACGGTGCATTAAGGTCGGCCACAGGAACTAGGTATTCTGGGAGCCTATGGATTGCCGATCACCACGGTGGGCCTAGCCAAACGGTCAATAGCACACTAGATGCGGCTATGGGCAATTGGGGAAGCAGTGACAAGCTTAGTGGAATGTCATACACATACATTCGCATGTATCTTAAGGACGGCGAGGACAATGCTTTTCCAACTGGCATCCCAGAGTTCCAGAGAGTTATAAAAGGAAGAAAGGTTTATGATCCTCGAGAGGCTTCCCATGATCCAGATGATAGCACGACCTGGGAGTACAGTTCAAATTGGGCTTTATGCGTTGCCGACTATTTGCAAAGCGAGTTCGGTTATGGGAGAATCGGACTTGGTCATAGCAAAATCAATGAAACAGAACTAATTGCTTCTGCCAATAATAGTGACGAAACCGTAAATAGCTCTTGGGATAATTGGTCGGCATCAGAGGACGTTGCCCTAAACACTCAGAGATTAATAACAGAAGGAGCAATTTTAGTTTGCCGCACGGCTGGAACGACGGGAAGTTCAGAACCAGCGGGTCCATATAGCGGTGGAGAAACCAACATATCAGATGGAACCGTCGTCTGGGATGTTTATTTATCAGACTCAGCGAATACCGAAAGTAGGTATGAGCTAAACGGAATAGTCAATTCAGATGAAGATCCAATGGAGGTTGTGCGGTCAATGCGTACAGCCGCTGATGGTCTGGTCGAATATATTGGCGGCGAATGGTTTGTTCGTTCCGGGCGGTACATAACTCCTACAATAACCTTAGACGAATCTGATTTTGCTGGTCCAATATCCGGTACAACCAAAGACGACCGTACCGTCTCGGTAAACACTATTAAAGGGGTTATAGTAAACAAAGACGATGCATACAATGTTATCGACGTTCCTTCCTTCACTAATTCCACATTTGTTGAGGAAGATAATGGGGTAGTTTCTACTAGGGAACTAGAGCTTTTATTTACTAACAGTCCGGCTTCGGCTCAACGTCTATTCAAAATTGCTTTAGCTAAGGCACGTCAGCAGATCAGTCACAGGGCTACGTTCACGGCAAAAGCAATGCAGCTTCAGGTCGGCGATAATTTCAAGCTGGATTTCGCTAGGTACAACTACAGTTCAACTGCCAGCACTCCAACTACATTCCAGGTATGGTCGCATCAGTTGAAGATCGGCGGCAATGGCGAACTTCTGGTGGATATGGAGTTTCGCGAGATTGCGAGTAATACATACGATTTCGACGCAACGACCGATCAAACTACAGTCGATCCCGCCCCAACGTCTTTTCTTCCAGATCCTTTTGAAGTGACGGCTCCGACCGCAATGTCGGCTAGTAGCGGTACTGACCAACTAATTGATTCAAGCGATGGAACGATATTGCCAACTGTTTTGGTGGAATGGACTGCGGCGGCTAGTGTCAATGTCATCGGCTATCAAATCCGCTGGAAATACGCAAACCTCCCAAGAGATATTTGGTATAGGTATTTGACAGTAAATGGCAGAAATAACACTTCATCGGTCATCACGGGCGTTCGGGAAAGTCGAGGCGATGCGAATCAGTACATCGACATCGACATCCGATCTTTGACTCCAGTTAAGGAAGGCGAATGGACGGTAGTCGAACACGGCCACGATGTCATCGGCAAATCGGCGGCTCCGTCAACTCCGACAGGACCTGGGACCGGATCAAAGCCAGAAGTTACGCCAATCGTTGAAGGCTTAAAAATCGAGATGGACGAGGGCAAGTTGTCCGACCTCGATTTCTTTAACTACCACATCTGGGTCAAAACCACAAATTCGCCACCGACTTACAATTCAACAACAAAACTATACAGCGAGGTTGCCACGACCTCTACCAGCGGAACCACCAAAACGATCACCGATCTAACGGCGGGTCAGAATTACTACGTTTGGGTAGCGGCTATGGATGGCGGTCGCAGATTCAGCTCTTTGACCGAGGCCACTCCATTTCCGGCTGTTCCGGCAACCAACTTCCTAGACGTTTCTACTCAAACGCTGTCAGTTCAAATAGAAGTAGGACAAAGCGGTATTCCGACTGATTGGTCTGACTATGATATGGGTGTCGGGCTATATGTTGAAGGAGCACCCGCAACATATGTTTCATCGACTCCAACGAGTTCGGGCGAGTTCACGATTACGGCTGAATCAGCAACTCCAAGCGGCTGGACAATGGTATCAAGTGTGAGCAATGGCCAATATATGGTTGGCATTCGCGGTAGACCCAATTCCTACGGCGATTTCCAGCTGACCAAGACTTACACCATTGACTACATGGACGCTCGAGGCGTTATACATGAGCTACAAATAGTTAGACAGTGGCACATCGTACAGAGATACGTTTTGGGTCCTCCTAGATTTAATCCGATCACATTGCCAGCAAAGGGCGGCAGCGGCTTGGGTTTTAAAATTAACTACCTAAACGCATCAACCGCAAACGATGGTGAGGTTTTCGTCGCTGGAACAACATTCACCAAACCCAACGGAACGACCACAACTGGCATTAGTGAAAACTACGTTGGGACTCCTTATGAGGGAGCGATCAGTCCTGTCACGGGATCAACCGGTGACTTTTGGCTGATGTGGACCGATACGGCTGCGGATACGCGATTCAGTCCGTTGACGTTTACGCATCAAAATGTTGTTCCGATCCGCGAATCAACTTCTGGAGGATATGAGGTTTTAAACAACGCCGGAACCGCCCAAGCCATCACATTCGCTTCGACCGATGTCCTTTTGGCTGCGGTTTGGCGAGACGACTCAACCACGGGTATCACCGGAATTGAGGAGTACGTCGACAAGAATCCGGGACAATCTAAAAACTTTGTAACTGGTGTTTCGGGTTACAAAATCGACGCCGAGACAGGCGATGCCGAGTTCAATGACGTAACTGTTCGCGGTGATTTGGTAGCTGGAACCGTTGACATTGGAACCGGATTCTCGCGAACACAAATTGACAGCAATGGTGTCAGTTCATGGGCTGGCGGTCGAATCCAAATCAATGCTTCCGATTCAGCATTCGGCGACGTCGGGCAAAAATGGACAGGCTCGCCAATTGAATCAATATGGATCGACTGCAACACAACTTCTCTTCCGGCAAATCTTTATTTTGGCAACGTCAGTTCGGGTGCCGCAAACGCATTCATCACGGGTCAAGGAAACGCCGAGTTCAAGACGCTCGATGTCACAACCTCGCTCGATCTCAATAACTCTACTCTTGATGCATCTAACGGCGTTGGTACATCGGGCCAAGTTCTAAGCTCGACCGGAACTGGTACGCAATGGATTGATTCTGCCGCTGGACTGTGGACGCAAACGGGGTCTGATATTTACTACAACTCCGGTAATGTAGGCATTGGTACTGACGATCCTTCAGATAAGCTTCACGTTGTAGGAGTTGGGAAAATTACGACGGCCGTTCTCACACCTCTGGTAAAAAGTGGAAACGCGAGTGGTAATGTAGTTTTGCAGGGTGGCAACTCGGGCGGTGCTAATATTGAGTTATATGGAGAGTCACATGCCTCATTAGCCAACGATGCTTACTACGACGCCGATGTTCATAATTTCAGGTCTGCGAGTGCGGCTACTGCTTACGCCACATTTGCGTATGCGGAGATAGATTTCACACGAAATCTAAACATGAACAATTACAACATCACCGGAGTCAATTCATTGACGATTCAAGATCCCGGTCCCAGCGAAGGCATAACTTGGGGTGGTGGTAGTGGTTGGTCTATATATGAGTCGCCTGATGATCTCACAACAAATAGTGCCGGTAATTTACAGTTCGTTGACTCTGGTTCGCGTATCTTTACTCTTAACACTAGCGGCAATGCTGAGTTTACGGGCAGTGTCAATGTTGCAGAAACATTGGTCGTTGATAGACCATCCGATGCTTGGACTACCAACACTACTTGGTTGACACTTGGTCAAGGAGGTTCTGATGACATTTACGGAGTTATTAACACGGGTGGTTCTTATGCTGTAACATATAATGGCAACGGTTATAGAAAAGGCAGCTCTCAGTGGCAATCCCTTGGAGTAAATAGTACTACAGGGGCTACTCAAATTTGGCAATACCCTACTGGGCAGATAACATTCAACACTAACTCTAATTGGGCTAGTGGTTCTAGTAGTGTTGTTACGGAGCGTATGCGCATTGATTCGTCTGGCAATGTTAGCATCGGAACAACGTCAGGCGGCTATAAATTGAGGGTCGAGGGAACGGGCTATTTCGCGGATAGACTAACCCTTGGCGACGTTGGCTCAGAGGGCGGCGAGATTGCGATCCTCGACCAAAACAACGCCACCACCCAGCAACTGCAAATCGACGTTGATTCCGCAGGCAATAGCCGAATATTCCAAAACGGCAACGGGAATTTGAATCTCGGCAACCTAGTAGGCGGCACGGGCGAAACTCGACTTTATTGCAATGCGGATTTGAAGGTTAGGGTCAAATCAACTCAGACCGAAATCACGGACCAGCTATATGTCAGCGGCTACGATGGAAGCGATTCGATTATAACAATCAATGGAATCGATTGCGGCGGCAGTATGCTTGTTCAGGGATCGCTCGATGTTGATAGCAGTCTTTATGTTGGTTACAATCTTGAGGTCAGCGGAAACAAAAACTTCCGCATCGCTCACCCAGTTCGCGACGGCTATGATCTTCGCCACACTTGCGTCGAGTCGCCACAAGCCGATCTGACCTATCGCGGAACGGCAACGCTTGTCGATGGAACGGTGCAGGTCAACCTCGATAGCGAGTTTGGAATGACCGCCGGAACATTTGCGGCGTTGAATGAAGACGTGCAAGTGTTCGTTCAAAACGACACGGGCTGGGATGCCGTTCGTGGATCTGTTAGCGATGGCGTGTTGACGATCAACTGCTACAATTTAGACTCTAACGATTCTGTTGGCTGGCTAGTTATTGGTCGCCGAACTGGAATCGAACTTGAAATCGAACCCGAAACAAAAATCAAATGACAATAGCTGAAAAAATCACAAAAATTGACGCGGATCTGGTCGTTCTTGACGA